CAGCTCGCGCTGCGGCTCTGCACGCCGTTCGGCCGGCAGCCGCCGCCGCTACTGCCGAAGATGGCGCAAGAAGCGATGGCGACGATGAAGCGGCCGAATGTCGATCCGGGGCTTCTCGGCACGGATGCGGCGCTCGTGGGCTCTGGTGGGGGCTACAACGTATATTCGGACAACAGCAGCGCACCCGGTGCGCGGTAAGGATTCGCGAAATGTCTTACGGGTTGAGTCCTGGGCAGCCGTCCACGCTGATTGATACGCAAACCGCCACAACCAATTCCGGCATTCTGCTCCTGCGCGGGCAGTGCGAGCGCGTGACGGTGGCCGTGATTGGCGCGGGCACAACCTCGAGCGGCGTCGTCACCATCGAGGAAGCCTATTACGACCCGAACGGCCTCGTCTATGCGGGCACCTGGGGGCCGATTGCGACGGTGAATGCCTCCGACGTGAGCGGCGGCAAGCAGCTGATCACACACATCACCGGCTCGGTCTGGGCGCTGCGCGTGCGGATTTCGACGGTGATCGGCGGCGGGGGCACGGTCTCAGTCGTGGCCTGGGGGAACTGATGGCAAATACGAGCGTGTTCATTCCGGTGATTACGCCTGTCGTGACGGGCGCGGGCTTGTCTGGTGTCGGCACGGTAGGTGATCCGCTGATCAACACCGTGACGACGACGATCGGCGATACGCAAGTCGCCTACGCGACCAGCGCCAATACGATTGGAGGCGATGCAGGGCTGACGTTTAATAGTGCCAGCAACGTGTTGACCGTCACGGGTGGCGTGGTGAGTACGGGATTTGCGCCGGTGCATCAGGCCAGTGTGCCACTCAACAACGGGCAGATCATCGCGCTGCCTTCGACGGCCGTCACGCTCGCCGCCTCGCCTGGGGCGAACAAAGTGATCATTCCCATCTCTGCGCAGTTCGTGTTTCATATCGTGGATCCCTACGCGGCGGATGCTGGATCATCCTGGCAGCTAATTTGGCAAGGCGGATCCTATATTGCACCGCTGATTCCCTCTGAGGCGATTGTTGAAAGCGCGGCTGGCACGTATGTAGGGTTCATTCCTACAGGCGGATGGCTCGTCGTGAACCCCGGCAACGAGTTTGGGACGAAGACGGTGGCGAATGACGGGGCTATCATCCCAGTCACGAGTGCGGCGGATAAGGCACTACAGATTAAAGACGATTACAACGGCGTGACGAATTACACGCTCGGGAATGCGGCCAACACGCTCACGATCAGCGTCGGGTATCTCGTCCTCGATGCCAGTACAGGTCTCTTTGAATGAGCACCGGCTAGCCAGTGCCGAGAATCGAAATCGCCGGCTTTGTCGGTGGGCTCGGCTCCCTTAAGTCGCGGAGCATGAGCAGTGAGGATCTGTGGAACGGCATCGTTGAACCCACAGCGCCCACGCACGGTAAGACGCCCGGCTATCTCCGGCGCATTCCCGGTGTCCGTCCGTTCAGCAGCGTCGGCGATGTTGCCTCTGTTCGCGCGCTGTATGCCCAAGACGGGCGCATGTTTGCGGTCGGGGGCACCATCTTTACCGAAGTCTTTGACGATGGCACGCTCGGGGTGCCGCAGACGGTGCTGGAGGATGCGAATCCGGCCACGATCAGTCAAGGGCAGGCCGAAGCCTCACCCGCGGTCTTTCACAATGCGCTCCTCGTGGTCTCAGGCGGGAATGGGATCGTCTACGATCTTGAGACCAATTCGGTCATTGCGTTGAGTGCGCCGGGGTTGGTGCCGCCCTACTCGATGGGGCTGGTGATTGATACCTACGGTGTCGTGGTCAAGGCCGATTCGACCGAGTTCAACTTTTCGGCCGTTGGCAACTTTGCGAGTTTCGATGCGCTCGACTTCGCCGCCCGCTCCGAAGCCTCCGACAACATCAGTTTTATGGTGCGCAGCCATCGCGAGCTCGTGATGATGGGCACACTGACCGGGGAAGTGTGGCAAGACGACGGCGTGACGCCGTTCTCGCCGATTGCCGGCGTGTTTATCGAACAGGGCAGCATGGCGGCCTATGCGGGGCTGGGCGTGGATAACACGGTCTACTGGTTGGGCCAGAACACGCACGGCGGCGCGATTGTCTACCGGCTGAACGGCTACACGCCGGAGCGGGTGAGCAATTATGCGGTGGAATTTGCGCTGAGTCATTCGACGCGGTTGTCTGAGACGATTGCCTTCTCGCTTGAGATGGGCGGGCATCTGTTCTACGCGCTCTACATTCCAGACCTGATTAGCCTGCACCAGGGCGGGACATTGGTCTATGACGTGTCCACCGGCATCTGGTCGCGGTGGGCGATCTGGAACAGTGACGATGCGGTGTTTGAGCCGTGGTTCGGTCGCTGCCATTGCTTCGCATTCGACAAGCACTTCGTCGGGGATCGGTCCAGCGGGACGATCTACGAGGTGAGCTTTGACCTCTACGATAACGAGGTGGTGCTGTGAGGATCACACTCCAGCCGCCCGTCTGGTATTGCCTTTTCTGGTCCGCGCTGTTCGTCCTCTACTGCGGATTTTGGATCTGGTGGGGCCGGTAGATGGCGATCCGTGGCAGCACGAGTTATGGCCGCGTCAGTCGCGATCCATCGGGGTGGTTTGATCCGGCGAGCGATTGGACCTTCTGTTTCTGGTTTAAACTCGCGGCTCCTGGCGCGGGAGCTCCCATCGCGTGGAATCATGGACCTCTCGATTATGCCACGCCCTATCTCGGCATTTTTGCGCCGCCAGCCACTACGACCCTCAAATTCTACGCGGACGATCTCGGAGCACAGGGGTATCAGGAAACGGCCGCGACGGGGAGTATCTCCGCCGCATGGCACTATGTCGCTGTCCGCTATACGGCGATCACGACGACGATTGACCTCCTGATTGATGCGTCGGTCAGCCAGACATTGGTCTATGACCTGACACTCATGGCAGGTGCCGTGAATGAAGTGATGCTCAACGACTCGTTCAACGATCCTGATGTGACGACCGTCACCTACGCCAGACGTTGGCAAGCGGCATTGTCGGATGCGGAGATCGCGCTGGAGATGGCCGCGCTTGCAGCGGTGCGCACCACGAATCTTTTGACGGATACGCCGTTGGCCGGGCCTGGGGTGCTCACGGATTACACGGCGCATGCGCGCGATTGGACGGCCACAGGGATCATCACGTCGATTCAGGGGCCGATTGCGCCGACGAATCTGTTATCTACGACGGCGACCGATCTGGGCTCCACGTTTCCGATCACCGTGACGCAGGATGTGAGCGGCGCCACGGCGACCTTTTTTACGGTCTGGTACACGTTGACGGCGCTGACGACGGAAGTCTTGGGCTTCTGGGGGTTTGGGGATCTGACGTTCTACAAGCCGCGTGTCACCGTCTACAAAGACGGCACACAGTTCAGCGATCAACTCCTCGGCGGCATTCTCTCCACGAACAAGCCCTGTCAGTTTCCCGTGGTGGCGGGCAGTGACTATTATTTCCAGATTGCGTGCAATCCCGCGGGGAACTGCGGGCTGTTGGCGCTCTCGGTGCTCGAGGCGCCCACTGACACGATCCCCGTTGGCGCGTTGGTGATTCCTGACGACACCTTCGGCTGGATGGCCTCGTATGTCAGTGCGGCCGATGGCACGGTGCTGCGCTTCACGGATGCGCCGTTTGCCGCGGGCGAAGGCGCCGACGTGCTGCCGGACGGGTCCAGTCTGATTGCGGATCAAGATCCGACGCTGCTCCGGCTCTACGGACCGTCGCAGACCGAAGTGTTGACCATTGCCTATCCGGCGTCGCAGTGGCGCATTGATCAGGGGCCATCGATTCGGTCGAACAAATCAGATGCCTGGTATGTCGGCGGGTCTGGCAGCGGCGGTGCGATGGCGACGATTCGCAAATACTCCTCGGCTGGCGCGTTGCTCGATTCGTGGACGCTCACGGGGGTGCATCTGATCGGTCTCGCGCCGTCTAACGATGAATTGCTGATCTACGTGACCGGACAAGACGCCGTGGCGAGTCCGATTGTGAAGATTTGGAATACGGACACGGACAGCTTCGACGCCGATCTGACCGCGGGCGTGGCGAGTCACGAAGCGCCGGAAGATCTGCTCGTGTTGGACGATGACTCGATCGTGACGGTGTTCGATAAGTTCGACGCGACGAAAAATACCACGCTCGTGCAGTACGACCCAGCTGGGATGGTGCTGAACTCAACGGATTTCGGCGCGGATGTGGGCACGTTCCGCAGCCGGCTTGCCTACGACTACCAGGATCCGACGCGGTTTCTGCTGTGGCGGCATCTTGGGGATGGGACCGGAAAGTTTTCCTATATCAGTGGCACCGACTTTTCCGAAACCGTGATCGGGACCACGGCCGAAGTGGAAGAAGGGGTCTATCAACCGGACGCGAGCGCGACGCCCTCCGCGCGGTTCGGGCATTCGCAGTCCTGCGCCTTCTTTCAGATGCAAGTGCCGATCAGTCCGCCGTTCACGACGCGGCACGATCCGATCCGGTTCGTGCGGATCTTTCCTCACCTGAATGAAAAGAATCTGAACCTTTTCGTCACGCGGCTCGAAATTGAGCTGCAGCGCGGTGTGGGGTTGATTTCCGGGCAGGGCAGCGATCCGGCGTTTCTGGTGTCGGCTTCGCACGACGGCGGGATGAGTTACTCGCCAGAGCGGTTTATTTCACCGGGGAAACTTGGCAAATATCTGGCGCGGGCGAAGTCGGAACGCTGGGGCAAGGCGCGTGATTGGGTCTTCAAGATCGTGATTACCGACCCGGTGCTGATTGCGCTGGCGAGCGTGTATCTGGACGTGGAACAAGGCACGAGTTAATGAATGCCGCCTCCCAAGCCCTATTTGCCGCTCCAAGCGCCGGTGGTCGAGCGCGACAGCTTGCTCCTCACGCAAGTCTGGCGCGCGGCGCTCGGCAACCCGAATGCGGGGTTGATCGGTGGGATCGTCGGCCTGACGGGGCCGGTGACGGCGACCGGGCCGGGCACGGTCACGAGCACGATTACGCCGACCGGCGTCGTGGCGGGCAGCTACACGAACACGAATCTGACCGTCAACGCGGCGGGGCAGATTACGGCGGCGAGCAATGGGACGGCCTTTGCCAAGGCCACGGTGACGGTGACGAACGCGCAAATCAAAACGCTGCCGACGACGGCGGTGTCGTTGGTCGGGGCGCAAGGGGCGAATACGCGGATCGTGCCGTTGCTGGTGGATCTCAATGGCACCTTCTCGGACGGGGCGTATACCAACGTGAGCACGACGCTGAGTTACGTCTATGGGTCGTTGCAGAACGAAGAAGTCGATGGGACAAACTTTATCGTCAACGACAGCGCGATTCCGCTGACCGCCTTGACGACGTTTCTCTCGGCGCAGCATTCCGTGGCGACGCTGTTGCCCTATGCCCATGCGGAGCCGGTGAGCGATTGGGGGAATCTGCCACGGGTGAGCGCGATCACGGCGGCCTCCATCAATGTGCCGTTTCAGTTGATCGGCTACAACAGCGCGGCGGGGAACTTCACCGGAGGGCACGTGAATAACGCCCTCGTGGTCACGACGTGGTATCTGGTGGTGGGGCCGTAGATGGCGAAAGGGGAGGTGCTCGTTCGCGATACGTCAGAGGTGACGCAGATCACACCGGGCACCAGCGGCAAACTGCTCACGAGCAACGGCGTCGGCGCGTTGCCGTCATTTGAGACGCTCACGGGCTTTGTCACGGCGACAAGCACGCTCACGTCGAATCGCGTCGTCATTGGGGATGGGGGCTCGGCGCTGACGGTCCTGAGCTCGGCGGGTACGAGCACGACGCTCTTGCATGGCGGCAGTCCGCCCACCTTCGGCGCCGTGGCGCTGGCGACGGACGTGTCGGGGAATCTGCCGTATGCGAATCTCACGCCGGCCACGGGCGCGAGTCTGCTCTTGGGTCGGGGCAGCACGGGATCCGGGGGCGATTGGCAGGAAATCACGCTCGGGACCAATCTGAGCATGAGCGGGACCGTGCTGGCGGCCACACCGTCAACCGGAGGCGCGGGGTCGGGCACTGTGACGAACAGCGCCACGCTGACCTCGGGCTATCTGATCCTCGGGGATGGCGCGGCGGC